ACTATGCAGTTGTTTCAAAAGAGATGAATGCAAAAATGTCTAAGTATGATAAAAAAATAAATAAATTAGTTAATGAAGCTTATAGTTTAGATTATAGTAAAACAGAAAATTTAAAAAAATTAAAAGATATAAACAATGATTTGTTTGATATTCTTAAAACAGCAAAAAAAGAACTACCTAAAAAATATGAAGGTCTACTTGGTTTTAATAAATTAACTCCTGTATTAGATACTTTTGATGATCAAGGCAAACAAGTTTTTGCCGCAGAACCTGTTGGAATAGATTATAAAAAATCTATTGCAGGATCAAGAGGAGACAGAGTAAAAGATACTAAAAAATCAGTTATGCAAAGTTTAGCTGATAAAGCTCCAAAATTTAAAAGTGAATTTATTCCAGGAATGAATAAAGCTGCAGATTATGTTTCATCTACAATTGAAGATTTAATGAAATTAAGATTAGGTAGTGCTGCTTTAAAATCACTACCAATAGCAGGAGCAGCTTATACTGTTTATGATACAGGTGTTGGACTTAAGGAAGGAAGATCAGCTCTAGAACTACTTACAAGAACTTTTGGATTAGATCCTTTGTATAGAAAAGGAATACAATATGCAGCGCTTTCAGATGAAGCACAAGAAGCTCAAAAAAATATTAACTACCAAAAATCTTTAGAAGCTTCGTTACAAGATCCTTTAGATGAAAGTTTAATGGGATTAGCACCCAGACAAGAAAATACAGAAGCACAACTAACACAGTTAGCTAATGAACAAAAATTTATTGATGAGAGAATGAAACAAGCTGATGATATTAGAGCGCAAGAGCGAGAAGGAATTATGAATTTAATTAAAAATAAAATAATGGGAACACCTATTCAAACCACTAATTTTTTAGCAGCAGGAGGTCGTGTTGGTTTCGCTGATGGTGGTGATCCTAAAGATCCAAAAATGAATAGAAGAACTTTTATGAAATTAATGGGTGGTATTGCATCTATTCCTTTTCTTGGTAAATTTGCAAAACCTGTAGCAAAAGTGGTAGAAAGTGCAGCACCTGTAATTCAAGAAAATATTGCAGGAGCTCCAGCACATTTCTGGAATCTAGTTAATAAAATTAAATTATTAGGGGATGATGTGACTCGAACAGGTGCTTTAGCAGAAAGACAATCTGTTAAAAAATATAAAGATTTCGAATTAGTGGAAGATACAGCTACAGGTCAAATTGATATTCAAAGAATGAAGGCACTTGATGATGACTCAGCTAGTTACTATGGTAACCCTTTAGTTGAAGAAACTCACATGAGTTATAAACCTGGAAAAGGTCAAGCTGACGAAATGACTGGACCAATTCCTGATGAGTATGAAGAAGGCACAGCTTATTTAAGAACTGATAGAGAATATGCAGGAGAGGTTGTTGATGAAGTGTCTGGAGTTTCTGATGATATATTTCAAGAAGCAGGTGTACCTGTACCAGAAGCAATTAGAAAAAAATAATGACTAAATACCCTAAAACTGATTTACTACCACCAAAGTCTGGACCTCGATCACAAGGGTTGAATATTAATTATAATACTGTAAAAGTAATAAAACTGGAGAAAATAAATGGCAGAGATAGACAAGAGTCTTCCAAACAAAATAGAAAAAGAACTTAATCTACCTTCTGAAGCTGAGATAGCTGAAGATCAATTACAGGATCAAGAAGAGTTAGCAGAAGTTGGTGAGCCTATTGACATACAAGAAAACGAAGATGGATCAGTTGATATAAACTATGATCCAGCTATTGCGTCTGTTGCTGGAACAGAAAATCATTATGATAATTTAGCTGAGCATTTACCAGATTCAGTATTAGGAACTTTAGGAAGTGATCTTTATCAAGACTTCCAAGAATATAATAATTCAAGAAAAGATTGGGAAAGAGCTTACAAAGAAGGTTTAGATCTTTTAGGATTTAAATATGATAAAAGAACAGAACCCTTCAGTGGTGCATCAGGTGCAACACATCCAGTTTTAGCTGAAGCGGTTACACAGTTTCAAGCGTTAGCTTATAAAGAATTATTACCAGCAGAAGGACCTGTTAGAACTCAAGTTATGGGTTCTCCAACTCCTGAAAAAGAACAACAATCTAAAAGAGTTAAAAATTTCATGAACTATCAATTGATGGATCAAATGAAAGAATATGAACCTGAGTTTGATCAAATGTTATTTTATCTACCACTAGCAGGATCTTCATTTAAAAAAGTTTACTACGATGAATTACTAGGAAGAGCAGTTTCTAAATTTGTACCAGCAGATGATTTAGTAGTACCTTATTCTGCAACATCATTAGATGATGCTGAAGCTATTATTCATAGAATTAAAATATCAGGTAATGAATTAAGAAAACAACAAGTTGCAGGTTTTTATAGAGATATAGAATTAACTTCAGGAACAGACAAAGAGTCTGAAGTTGAAAAAGAAGAAATGGAATTGGAAGGTAGAACTAAATCAGGTAGAGAAGATGATGTATTTACAATATTAGAATATCACATTAATTTAGATTTAGAAGGTTTTGAAGACGTTGGAGAAGACTTAGAACCTACTGGAATTAAACTTCCATACATTGTAACATTAGAAGAAAGCTCAAGAAGTATTTTATCTATTAAAAGAAACTATGAAGTAGATGATCCAAAGAAAACAAAAATAAATTATTTTGTTCATTTCAAATTTTTACCAGGTTTAGGTTTCTATGGTTTCGGTTTAATCCACATGATAGGTGGACTGTCTAGAACAGCAACCGCAGCTTTAAGACAGCTCTTAGATGCGGGAACGCTTTCTAATCTGCCAGCTGGATTCAAACAAAGAGGTATAAGAATTAGAGATGATGCGCAATCAATCCAACCAGGCGAATTTAGAGACGTTGATGCTCCAGGAGGAAATATCAGAGATTCATTTATGATGCTTCCATTCAAAGAGCCTTCTCAAACTTTACTACAATTAATGGGGGTCGTTGTAAACGCAGGGCAAAGATTTGCATCTATTGCCGACATGCAAGTAGGTGATGGGAATCAACAAGCAGCAGTGGGAACGACCGTAGCTTTGTTGGAAAGAGGTAGCAGAACTATGTCTGCGATTCACAAAAGAATTTATTCATCACTTAAAAATGAATTTAAATTACTAGCAAGAGTATTTAAACTTTATCTACCGGAAGAATATCCCTACGATGTAGTTGGAGGAGAGAGAACAATCAAACAATCAGATTTTGATGACCGAGTAGATATCTTGCCAGTTGCTGACCCTAACATTTTCTCACAAACACAGCGAATCTCTCTCGCTCAGACAGAGTTGCAGCTGGCAACTTCTAACCCACAAATTCATAATCAATATGAAGTTTATAGAAATATGTATGAAGCTTTAGGTGTTAAAGATATTGATAAAATTTTAATTCGACCACAACCCCCACAACCAAAGGACCCTGCTTTAGAACACATTGATTCTTTGGCAGGGAAACCATTCCAAGCTTTTCCAGGACAAGATCATAGAGCACACATTACTGCTCACATGAACTTCATGGCAACTAATATGGCTAGAAATAATCCAGTTGTAATGGCATCATTAGAAAAAAATATTTTTGAACACATTTCATTAATGGCTCAAGAGCAAGTTGAAATTGAATTTAGAGAAGAGATGCAACAGATTCAACAAATGCAAATGATGATGCAAAATCCTCAAATGCAACAAAACCCTCAAGCAGCTCAACAAATGCAAATACAAATAAAAATGACTGTAGATAAAATTGAATCTAGAAAAGCAGTTTTAATTGCTGAGATGATGGAAGATTTTATGAAAAAAGAAAAAGAAATAACAAGTCAATTTGATAATGATCCTATTGCTACACTAAGAGCAAGAGAGTTAGATATTAGAGCACAAGAAAATGCTAGAAAAAAAGAAGAATCTGATCAAAGAATTAACCTTGATAAGATGAAAGCAATGATGAATCAAATGACTGACCAACAAAAAATGCAACAAAACGAAGATTTAGCTAATTTAAGAGCGGATACATCAATTGAAAAGACAATTTTATCTGCTGAATTAAAAAAGGACATGTAAAATGAAAAAATCAATGACAAAAACACAAAAAAAGGTTAAAAAGGTGATGAAGGAGTTTAAAAAAGGTGAACTCAACATCGGTAAATCGAAGAAAAAGGTAAAAAATCCTAAACAAGCGATTGCAATAGCTCTTTCTGAAGCCGGTAAATCAAAAAGAAAAGGTTAATATGAAAAAAGATAAATCAAAAGCTAATAAAAGTCCTAAATCTGTATCTAATTCTATGTCTTCTAATATTAAAGACGTTGAGATGACTAAACCTAATGAATCTCAAACAGTAGAAGTTAAAGGTATGGGAAAAATGTTAGCTAATAAAAAGAAAACTGCTACTTGGTACTAAGTTATGTGGTTCAGCGCTATTAAATTAGCCGCACAAGCAGGCTCTCACATATTTAAAAACCGTCAAAAGACAAAAATGTTAATGGCGGATGCACAAATGCGTCATGCAGAAAAAATGGCGAATGGTGAAGCCGAATATCAAGGTAAATTATTAGAATCTAGAAATTCGGACTGGAAAGACGAATTTATTTTGCTTTTATT